TGATGTGTTTTTGTGACCCTCAGCTGCCGAATAGACTACACGGCCCGCTATGCGGCCATCCTTGTCTTCTACCCAAGCAATCTCAAAGTCACCAGAGGCATAAGCTGCACCTACTGAAATATATTCCCACACACCATCCCCGTCACGTCGAAACTCACGGCCAACACCTTGCATACAAGATGAGGCAATGGATTTACGGAAAGAGGTCTGAGTTGGGTTACGGAAGGGGGCTCTATCGTGGTCATAGGCACGTGTGAAGTCCTCAACACTGCGACCTACTTTAAGGGTGAGGTCACGAGGGGCTGAGTGTTCAAGCCAAGACTCCGCCATTGATGCGATGGCCTTGTCATCAGCGGAGGGGAACATGTGACGGAAGGCACGACCAGCTTTAAGGGTTGTGCGTCTGTCACGTTTGTAGTCAACAGCGTCACGATAGATAGAAACCTTACCGCCATCTTCTTTGTCAGGTCTGTGGAGACCAATAGCAAAACGGATAGATTCTATATCTACCTCCTCACGTCTACAGAGGAACCCTTGCACAGGTGTCTCGTTCGAGTTGAAGTAATAATTAGAGGACGAAAGGAAGGCTAAACCTACCTCAGCAGGTGAGCCATACTTAGAGTTATTGATCAGAGGACAATCCTTAGCACGTCTCACGATGATGTCAGGGTCCGACAGGTTGTCAACATACTCCGCTGAGTAGATGCGACTAGACCCATCTGAGTTTTCTTCAGCAGGCCACAAGGAATATACGTCAACGGCGTGGGCGCAGACACCTCCATTCGTCACGACAACCTTACCGAGACCTACTCCGATGTAACCTTCGTCACTCTTCTTTGCGATAATCTCACTGAACACGACACCATTCTTGTAAAAAGAACCTACAGGCACATCGTCTAGAGTTTTAACGTCAATCATAGCACAATCCTTTTCTTTGATTAGGTGCTCACCCGTTTCATTTAGGCAATAAGAGCTTCGAGCTCCTCAGCCAGCTTTGTCATAGTAGTGGAGACATCTGTGCCATCAGTATATTCACCTTCAAGCTCAATGTCTACACCGATCACCTCCACACCATAATTAGCGTATAGGACACAAGCGAGATCACCGACAGTAGCCACATCTGACACCTCGATAAAACCTGCGCCTTCTTCTGCTTCAAACCAACCTGATATGAGCATCTCTGCTACTCCTTTCACGAGTAAGACACAACACCTGCCACAAGTATATATGGCAGGCACTACATCTTGTTAATATATAACGCAACCTTATGCGTCTTCACTAGCCTTTTCGTGCAGCTCATAGCTCGTCACGAGTAGGTTATACATCATCATGGCACCCGTCACTACCATCGGATCACGGGCATCTACAAGCCAAGCCTCTAGGTCACCCATAGACTCTGGGGTCGCGAATAGGTTTATTGGTTTCATGTCTACTCTATTACTCATCTTCATATTCCTCCTCTAAGATGTCTTCTATCTCACGATAGTCTTCAGATAATGTGGTGATGTCTGCGAGTTCCTCAAATAGGTCTAGCATGTGAAATACTCCCCTGTCTCAATAACATACGTCCAGTCAGTCACACCTTCGGTAGATGTGATCTTCCTCATGGGTCTAAGAGCCCTATGTTTCCCGTCAGGGAATTGCAAGGCACAAGGCTGGCGGGTATCACCCGGGACCACTAAGAAACACACCTGATTGTCTACATACCCACTGCCTCTCACGTGTTTGTCGAAGTCACGGGTGCTCACCATATAGGAAGGCTCCATGTGGGTCTTACCTTCAAGGTCTGTCCAAGCACCAATACACTGCACCATAGGACTATCTACTTTACCCATTGCACGTTGTGTGTCCATGTGTCTCATGAATTTAGACACGATATGGGCGTCATGGTTCTTGTCAATAGCAAACACGATTTGTTCTAAGCGTGGCATGTTATATTTCTCCTATCCAATGGGTGCAATCGTCACACGGATCACACGTTGCGTCTACACGGTTTTCGAGAGCCCACGATACAGCGCAGGCAGTAAAGTAGGCGGTCATAATCTATCCTTTCACGTTTCAAACGGAATAGAAGGTTTTGATGCGGTTCATGCAGAGACCTTTGTCACGGCTCATGTAGGCATCATGCGCCTCAGATAACATGTCAGCACGATAGAAGAAAACACTATCTTCTAGATCGAAATTAGAGGCATCAATCGCCTGTTCACCAAGCATGGCATCTAGGGCTTGAGCTAAGTTAGGTTGATCAGCGGCGACAAGCCCATTGAGCAAGGCACGGGTGGCATCATTCTTCACATGTCCCCAATTTGTCATAATCTATCCCTTCACGACATTGATGGTGGTTGCTGTCTGCGACACGATTGTGCCACGAGTTTGATTGAGGTAGATGCGGGCATTGGCTTCACTTAGGTGACCAACAGCCACACCATTCAAGATAACTTGCACCATGGTTTTTCCTTTCACGAATTAGAATTAGTGCGGGTTTTAGCATGGGTGTCCCGCCCCCAAGGCTGGCGTCATAGGAGCGACACCACTGGTAATCTGCACATGAGTGACCACCCACGAGGGAGGAAAGGTGGCCACGTTGTATAGATTAGGCTTTAACGGCTTGGATGGCTGCGACTAGGGCGGCTTGTGAGAAGCCTTCCTTGGCCATACGCTTCACGAGTTTCTCGGCATATTCAGGCAAGATAATCTCTTTCTTTTCTGTCTCACCTTTTACACGCTTCACCAATGTGTCACGAATAGACAGTTTCTCACCACCAGCCTTGACTAGGCGTTCAAGAGCTTCCTTGTCGAGCTCAGCATCTTTCATGGATAGCAAGAGTTTACCATCCTTCGCCTTCACCACCTTAGAGCCGACGAAGATAGTCCCGACGATAGAGCGAACCGCACGAGCCCCTTGAGTATCACCTTTCTTGGCAAGACGGGCAATCACGCTGGCAACGGTGCCACCAACCCCAGACTTAGCAAGGTCTTGCACGATAGCGACCAGATGGCCAGTAGCGGCAACACCTGAGCCCATTGCAGTCACGAATTTATCTTCAATTACTTTGATGTCGTTTGTCATGGTATTTGTTCCTTTTCCATTTCACAAGCAATGCACCCGTCATGGATGCACTGGTTTATAAAATGGGAACCCTAAGCTTTCACTACCGCCACCCACATGCTGCAACAGTCTATGTATTAGTGGCGTCCGATCTATGGCGTCAGGCCCCTAGCAGCCTCCTTCACCGCTACCGTGGCGCACCTTAGTGGCCACACGATTACTCGACTGCTACCCAGTCTAAACCAGACTTGCGCTGCTCACCCGTCCATATCGGGGTGTCGGCTTCACGCAAGCCTAAGACCTAGGGCGTTTGATTTTGATCCTAGGGGTTCGCCTCCCCGCTTCGGCTGCCTGGCTTGTCTTGCTGTCTTGCCGATGAATTGAATATGGGGACAGACCGAGCTAATGTCAACCCCTTGAAAACATTGGATAAATTCAGGTCGGTCCAAAGAATATGTAATAAAATCAATAGGTTAGGTGATTCGTTTCCATCTAAAATAAATCAAATAAAATGCAATAAAATGCTAACTTTCTTCGATTATTGTTTAAAATCAATGGGTTAGCAGGTGGAAAAGCAGCTCGGTTGTGAAGCCCTAAGGCTTCTTTGCGATCTGGAAGAAGGAACCGCGCGGGTAGTAATATATATATACAAAACCAAAAGAACGTAGGGAGAACAAACAGTGAACAGGTAGGGAACCCAGTGGTTGTGGGGTCGTATATCGTCAAAATCAGAGATGGCGCTGAGAGAGGCTAAAATCGGGCTCTATGGGGCGTTCTGGTTGTGTTCCTCTGGTTGTTCTGGTTGTGTTCTATTTATGGGAATGTATGCAGGAAAGTGAATATAAAACCCAACCCTGTCTCTTTACCCTACAAAAACCATCAGCAATACCGTCTACTTGCGAACCGTTCTCATATAGCATTCTTTGAATGTGTCTCTGGCAATACCGACCGAGCAGTCGATATATTCAGCTTCTTGAATGTGTATGCTTGTTGCGAATGGTTCTCATATAGCAATAACGGAATGTGTATAGCTACTTGAGAATGATTCTCATATGCGACAAATGGAATATGTATACGGGGGTAGAGGGGCCAGTGGGGGGCCTGGCGTTATTATATATGGCCAATGACAGAGAGGGGTATTTTAGGTCTGTTAACCACTTTGTTAACCCACTAGGGGTTCGAAGCCTATGTGTATGCACTGTGTAGTACCTGATCAACTACAAGGAGAGCACCTTTTGTTGAACCAACAAGAAATACGTACAGGGAAGATGTTCTGCATTTTAGCTAATATGAAGGAGATTATCCCGCTAAAAGACCCTTTCGTGGGAGATCTTCCCTATCTTCATCTAGCATGTCGCTTTTAGCTTGACACCTAAACACACTTATGGTATAATATACTTATAGTATTTCTTAAAGAACACTAAAACTCCTACATCTAATAAGATATAACATAGAAGATGAAGAAGATAAGTAGAACATAAGTGAAGAACATAAGAGATACTTAAAGTATACATTAAGTATACATAAGGGGTTGACCTCGCGGCTACACGTCCAACCCAGGTTATACTTTAAGTATGTACCTCTCTTCTTTGTCGCACCCCTTTTAGGGGACCTTTAGGTAGATACCTATCTCCGTCTCTGACGAACTATTACCTATTATTCAATAAAATTGAAGGAGAAGCAGAGCCCTTAGTATAGCTAAGGTGGTATTTCTGCTTGACTTGAAGAACACCCTATGTTATAACTGGGGTAAGCTAATGAGAGAGTACAATGAAGACTCCAGAACGAACAGACACACATGGACAAGAAGATGACATCCTAGGGAGGTTCTTTAGTGCCCTCGCAGGGGATGACATAAAGGCCCTGCAGACTATGCACATACCTCGTAGTGAGGTCTTCTACGTCAGACAGAAATACTTCCAGGACACAGGTGAGTGGGTAACCTTAGACCGCATGGAGCGTTCCATGTATCTTGAAGGACTCCTAGATGCCAGAGATGTCCACCAACCGAATACTAAAAGAGACTGGGAAGACTAATGGGCTATAGCTTAGGTAGCAGAAGCAAGAAGAGATTGGAAGGGGTTCACCCTGATCTAGTCCGTGTTGTTGAAAGAGCTATCGAACTCACAGAGGTAGACTTCACTGTCCTAGAGGGTATGCGTACCGTAGCTCGACAGAAGAAGCTCGTAGCTAAGGGTGCCTCCACAACAATGAACTCACGTCACCTCACAGGTCATGCTGTTGATATTGGTGCTTGGGTAGACGGTACAGTTCGTTGGGACTGGCCACTGTATTACAAACTAGCTGAGGCTATGAAACAAGCAGCTAAGGAACTTAATGTTGATCTAGAATGGGGTGGGGACTGGAAGTCTTTTAAAGATGGTCCTCACTATCAACTCAGCTGGGCTGCATACCCAGCCTAATATCTGAAAGAGAGAGGGACCTCTATGTCAGAAGAACAAGTGGCTGAGAGGTTACGTAATCTAGAACTAGACAATGCTGTTTTACACGAGCAAGTAAAGAATATGGAGACTAAGATCAACAGCCTCTCTAGCGGTGTTAGCCGTGGGTTATGGGTTCTTGGTGGTGGTTTCATTGCATCTTTTGTAGCCTGGGTAGTGAACGGTGGCCTGGTCAGATGATGAAGAAAGTACGTTGGAAGGAGATGGCAACAGGGGTGGTACTAGGTACTGTCTTCATGTCACCTTGGTCCTCCCTCTTTGAAGTCAGACCTTACACTAATGTTCAATTGGTCTCAGTAGCTAAGGCAGACACATCAGTTACCATAACCGCTAACTTCCGTAAAACTGATTGCTCCTTTCAACGCTTAGAGGTCTTTGGACAGGATCTAGGTCAGACTTACGTTCTGGATTGGGAGAATGTTGTAGTAGGGGATGAGGCAGATCGTGGGCCTAACTACGATAGGGCAGCAGGGGACCATACTCTCCGTATCAAGGTCAAGCTACCCGATACAAGTTACGATAAGATTGAAATAAGAACAAGACATCTATGTGGTGGGGCTAAGGTTGACAAGGTTTTCGTTACAGTAGATTCAAAGGATCTAATATGATACAGGCACTCCTCCCTATCCTAACACCTATCCTAGGTGACGTGCTGAAGAAGATAATACCTGATTCAGATAAACGTGCTGAGATTGAACGTGAGACTAAGTTAGCTCTCCTAGAGCACACAGACTCCTTGGAGAAGGTACGTGGGGAGATCATCCTTGCCGAAGCTAAGTCAAGCAACTGGATCACATCAGCTTGGCGTCCCCTCTTGATGCTAGTAGCTATTGCTATCATCGCTATGAACTACCTTGTGTTCCCTATCATCGCCATTGGGTACCCGAGTATTATGGACAACCTCCTCGAGCTGCCTGATCAGCTCTGGAACCTTCTAACACTTGGTGTTGGTGGTTACATCGTAGGACGTAGTGGCGAGAAGATGATAGATAACTTTAAGAAAGGTGATAAGTGATGGGCTGTTGGGTTAATAAGAAAGAACCATGTGGTAGTTGTTTTGGGTGCTGGAATATGGACCCTGCGTCCATTACTACCATGTTCAAACTATACAACGGTACCGTGATCACCTCCATCTGTTTGTTTGAGGACTGATAGATATGACAGATAAGAAGAGAGACTACAAGAGGGAGCGTGAGCTTCAGCTCAAGTCTTCCAAGTCTAACCTAGCTGCTAATGCCTCCCGTAAGGCTGCTCGTCGTAAGCTGGAGAAGAATGGGACTGTCTCTAAAGGGGACGGTAAAGACGTAGACCATAAGAACCGTAACCCCCGGGATAACTCCTCCAAGAACCTGAAGGCTAAACCCAAGTCAGCTAACCGTAGCTTCTCCCGTAAAGGTGACGCTAAGAAATACGCCAAGAATATAGGCGCCTCCAACCCTGCAACCCAATCTAGAAAGAGTAAGTAAGAATGGCTATCGAGAATCTAAACAACCGAGAGAATAACGTAGTTCTCTTCCTCAACGCAGTAGAAGCTGTATTGGGAGTTTCACCAGCTCAAGGCGCGGCTATCACTTCGCTGACAGATAGCACAACTGGTACAACAGACGGTACCCTTTCAGCACCTACTGGTACAGCTATCACTGACAGCACAACTGGTACAGCTGACGGTACTCTCGCTGACGTATCTATTGCCTTTAACCAAGGTATCCTTAACAACAACTTCGCAGACGTAGCTGCTAAGATCAATGCAAACGTAACAGACATCTCTACTCTTAACGATAACGTAGCTGAGTTGAACGAGAAGTTGGACGCAGTTCTTGCTGCACTCCGTACACACGGTTTGATTGCGACCTAAGGAGTTGAAGATGGATCTCAAGAAGTATGAAAAAGAGCTGAACGAAGCTGGTTACACTGTCTCACGGGACATGGTAGCTAACTCACGTGGTGATGTCGTAGGTCAGGTGGACCCTTATGGTGATTTCCACTACAGCGACGAGGTTATGGCTTCGGTAATCTGCAAGGCCATGCAAGCTGAAGAGGCTAAACCTAAGAAAGCCACAAAGAAGAAGAAACGTGCTCGTGACGAAGATGGTCACTTTAAAGCTGACGATCCATCAACACCAGACGTTAATGAAGCCTGGGAAGAGGACAAGTAAGAATGACCTCCCGTAGCTACAGTACTTTCTTTGAAAGTGTGAGTATCACATCCACAACAACAGGGGCTGGTGCAGACGTTATCTACGCCGTACCAGCTAACCATGACTGTGAGGTTGACTTCTGTGTAGCTACTAACGGCGGTGCTACTAACAATATCTCAATCTTAGTCTACCACGCAGACGATACTACTTATCATTACGTTGTGCGGGCCCACTCTGTTGCAGGTAATGATACGTATAAGCTTGTAGGACCAGACCGAATCTACCTCCACGCAGGGGATAAGGTAGCTGCCTACAAAGGAGGGGGTACCTTTGATGTATCCGTCTCCGGTAAACAATACTATAACCCAGTAAGGGGGGCCTAATGACTAAGAGAGTCTTAACTGATAAACAGGAATTGTTCCTAGCTGTGCTGTTCGAAGAAGCAGAAGGGGACCCTCTTAAAGCCAAGAAGCTTGCGGGTTACTCAGACAACGTCCCTACGTCTACTGTCACAGCATCTCTAGCTGATGAGATCTACGAGCTTACCCGTAAGTTCATTGCACAGAGCTCTACTAAAGCAGCCTATACCATGTTCAAGGTCATGGGTGACACAGACATGCTAGGTGCTAAGGAGAAGATGAATGCCGCCAAGGACCTCATGGACCGGGCTGGTTTCACTAAGACAGAGAAGGTAGAGGTCTCCAGTAGAGAGCCAGTATTTATCCTACCTTCAAAGAAGGAGCAAGATTAGTGGCTGTTAAGAAAGACCCACGCCTAGAACGTGCAGGTGTCTCAGGTTATAACAAACCAAAACGTACACCTAACCACCCTAAGAAGTCCCATGTTGTTGTCGCTAAAGAGGGGGATAAGATCAAGACTATCCGCTTCGGTGAGCAAGGGGCTAAGACTGCTGGTAAACCTAAAGCAGGTGAATCAGATAAGATGAAGAAGAAGAGGGCGTCCTTTAAGGCACGTCACGGTAAGAACATCGCCAAAGGTAAGATGTCTGCTGCGTACTGGGCTGACAAAGCTAAGTGGTGAAATATACTTGACAAACTGATTTGTGTGTGATATAAGATGGCTAGAAAACAAGCACCTTCCTTTAAGTCCAAAGTTACTGGACAGACATGGAAGATACCTAAGCAAGGGCTAAACGGGGAGTGGTACCCTATTGTACGTGTCGGAAGACATGTTCCATTTGGATACGAACAGGACCCAGAAGACCCTAACCTTCTCCAACCCATCCCCAGTGAACTAGAGATGCTAGAGCAAGCTAAGAAGTACTTAGCTGAGTACAGCCTCCGTATGGTGGCTAGATGGCTCTCCGAGAACTCAGGTCGCTATATCTCACATGTAGGATTACATAAACGTGTCTCAATCGAAGAACAAAGGCGTAACCAAGCCAGCTCCTATCGAAACTATGAAAAACGTGCGAAAGAAGCCGCAGAAACGGCGCGTAAGCTCGAAGAAGATAGACTCGGTGGTTCAGGAACCAGAAGCCTTAGAGAAGGAGGAGAAGACTCCTCTGACGGTTCCAGCGAAGGCTAAGCCAGCTGACATTGACATAGAAGCTGCTCAGGATATTATCTTTGCACCCAACGAAGGACCTCAGACAGACTTCCTAGCCTCTAGTGAGCAAGAAGTACTTTACGGTGGTGCAGCTGGTGGTGGTAAGTCCTACGCAATGGTGGCAGACCCTGTACGTTACTTCAACAACCCTCAGTCCCGTGGACTACTTGTTCGTCGATCAACCGAGGAACTACGTGAACTTATCTCAGTATCTAAGCAGCTTTACCCACGGGCTATCCCCGGTATTAAGTTCATGGAGAGAGATAAGAC